GTCGGTGGCTGGCGTAAAGCTAGACAAGAGCAACAGATGCGTGACTGGTTCGGTTTTGTGCCAACATACTTAATAACTGTCGACGCTTCTTTCTGTGAGCGTGCAAACGATACAGAGTTCTGTTATTTGCTTGAACATGAGCTTTACCACATTGGAGTGATGAGAGACGAGGACGGAGAAATTGTTTATAGCGATAGTTCTGGTCTGCCTAAGCACTATCTTGCTGGTCATGACGTTGAAGAGTTTATTGGCGTAGTTAAACGGTGGGGACCAAGTAAGAATGTTAAGCGACTTATTGAGGTCGCAAAAAATCCGCCGTTTGTTTCTGATTTAGATATTGCGAGATGCTGCGGGAACTGTGTAATCAATTGAGCCTTATGGCTCTTTTTTTTGTCCTGTTTGCTGTACGTAGCTGTACGAAGGGGAATTTATGGCAGCACTAAAAGAGCCTGTGAAAATATTTATTGTTCAAGCTCTTGCATGCCGTGATACCCCTCAAGAAGTGGTTGAACAGGTCAAGCAAGAGTTTGGAGTTGATATTAGTCGTAGCCAATGCGAATGCTATGACCCAACAAAATATTCGGGCAGAAACTTAAGCAAGAAGTTTGTTGAGCTTTTTGAATTAACCAGAGAGAAGTTTGATAAAGGCTTAATTGATATTCCTATTGCTAATAAGTACTACCGACTGAAGCAATACCAAAGACAGCTTGAGAAGACTAGAAACGTCAAAACAGCCTTAAAAATTCTTGAGCAAGCCGCTAAAGACATTGGTGGTCAATTTACTAATCGTCAAGAAATTACAGGCAAAGACGGCGGACCAGTCCAAACAGTTAATTCAGAAATTCCAGTTCCAATGAAAGATTACTTAAAAGCGCGGAGGGAAGTCTTAGATGAGTACTGATGCGGCTCGGGATAAAGCCATCCGGATCGAGGCGCAAGAAGATTTATATTTCTTTACAAGGTACATGTTTAAGGAGCGCCGAGGCTATAAATGGATGCAAAATTGGCACCACTTAGAAATCTGCGAAGCTTTAATGAAAGTTTATCGCGGAGAGATAAAGCGGTTAATTATTAACGTTCCACCACGATATTCTAAAACTGAAATTGCTGTAATTAATTTTATGGCTTGGTGTTTTGGTAAGAAACCTGACTGTGAGTTTATTCATATCAGTTACTCGGCAATGCTTGCCGCAAATAACGCCTTCCAGATTCGAACACTCGTACAAGAGGAGGCGTATAAAAAGGTCTTTCCTGATCTTACATTGCGTGATGATAGTAAGGCTAAAGACTTCTGGAGAACTTCTCAAGGCGGTGTCTGCTATGCGACTGGTACAGGCGGTACGATTACTGGTTTTGGTGCAGGAAAACTTCGTAAAGGCTTTGGTGGATGCATCATTATCGATGACCCACACAAAGCGCATGAAGCTTCTTCTAAAACAATTCGAGAAGGGGTAATTGATTGGTTCCAAAACACCCTTGAGTCGCGTACTAACTCGCCAGATACGCCGATCATTGTGATTATGCAGCGACTTCATGAAGATGATTTAGCTGGATGGTTGCTAGGTGATAGAAAAGACGGCGTTCCTGTAGCTGGTGGTAACGGTGAAGTGTGGGAGCATCTATGTCTTTCAGCTATTCAGGAAGACGGATCCGCACTGTGGCCAGCAAAACACAATATCCAAAAATTGAGGCTAATGGAGCAAGCAGCACCATATGTATTTGCCGGGCAGTACCGACAAATGCCATCACCGCCAGCAGGCGGTTTTTTTAAGCCCGACAATATTCAAATTGTTGATGCTTTGCCTGCGGATGTATTGAAACAAGTTAGGGCTTGGGATTTTGGGGCTACCGAAAATGAGGGCGACTTTACAGTAGGTGTGCGAGAAGCTCTAGGCGCAGATGGTTTTACTTACATTGTCGATGTAACTAGAGGACAGCTTGGACCTGACAATGTGAATAAGCGCTTAGAACAAACAGCAAAAATAGATGGGAAAAAAGTTTCTGTGCGTCTACCACAAGATCCCGGTCAAGCTGGTAAATCGCAAGCTAGTTCATTTGTGAAGCTTCTTGCGGGTTATAGCGTGATAGCTAAGCCAATTTCAGGTGACAAGCTTACACGGGCACAACCATTTGCGGCCCAAGTTAACGTGGGAAATGTACGTATGCTCAAAGGTGAATGGAATAAGGACTTTATTGATGAGCTTCGTCATTTTCCTAACGGTACACATGACGACCAAGTGGATGCAGCTTCAGATGCGTTTAATGAATTACATGAAGGATTTGAAACCTTCTTCGCTGATATGGGATTTGCTCGATGAGTGATGTAACTTTTCAACATGCTGAATATGTTAAGAACTTGCCATACTGGCAAAAACTTGATGATGTTTGTGAAGGTGAAGATGCAGTTAAGGCTAAAGGTGAAAAATATTTGCCGATGCCAAATGCACATGATAAATCACCTGCAAATAAAAGCGCTTATGAGGCTTATCTTACCCGTGCAGTCTTTTATGAAGTAACAGGGACTACATCAAATAGTTTAGTTGGAGCAGCTTTTGCAACAGATCCAAGTTTTAAATTTCCTCCCGAGCTTGCTCATTTAGAACGTAATGCGAATGGAGCCGGTTTAAGTACTTATCAATTGGCTCAAAATGGAATTCGCCACTTATTGAAGCATTATCGTTGCGCTTTATATGTTGATTATCCCGATGTGCCACCAGCTCGTAATCTAGCGGAATTTAAAGCGCAAAAAGCCTATCCAATGATTCATTTATTGAATGCCATAGATGTAGTGAATTGGGATTCAGTAATGGTCGATAACCAGAAAAAACTTTGTCTCGTAGTTATCCGTGAATTTAGGTCTGAGCGCGGTGCTGATGGATTTAGTAAAACCGAACAAGAGCAATATCGTGTACTTCGTTTAGAGCAAGAGGGTAATGGGGAATATATTTATTCCGTTCAGGTGTACACAAAGGGTGAAAAGGGTAACTGGGTTGGCGGAGAGAAGAAGTTTCCAACAGATTACAACGGGAATTTCTGGACCTATATACCTTTTACATTTGTAGGTGCAATTGATAATTCAGAAGAGATTAAAAAGCCACCATTACTTCCTTTGGCTAATCTCAATTTAGCCCATTACAGAGACAGTGCGGACTTTCAAGAGTCCGTTTTTTATATGGGGCAACCTCAATACTTTGCGAAGGGTGTTAATTGGGAGTGGTATGACCAAGCCAAGAAACGTGGCATCTACATTGGAGCGAAAGTACTTTTGCCTTTACCTGAAAATGGTGGTCTAGGTATTGTTCAAGCTGATCCTAATACGCTTGCCCGGGAAGCCATGAAAGACAAGTGGGAAAAAATGAAGGAGATGGGGGCGCGTTTAATTGAGAAGGGCTCGGGAAGTAAAAAGACCGCTACCGAAGCGAATAGTGATGACGCCGTTCAGCATTCAGTTCTTTCGCTCTGTGTCGTTAATATGAATGAAGCCTTGTCAGCAGCATTACGATGGGCAGCAAAGTTTGTAACGCCTAATGTGGATGTTCTAACTAAAGATGATTTGATGTTCGAAATCAGTCAAGAATTTAACAAACAGGGTTATTTAGCTGAGTTAGCTCGACAGTTATTTGAAGCAGCTCTACAAGGCCGATCTTCATTTAAATCATGGTGGGAATACAACCAAACAGGTATGTTCCCTAAACAAAAATATGAAGAAGAGCTTCAGAATGTTGAAGCAGAGCAAGATGGGACTTTAAATCAAAAGGTAGAGTGAGATGGCAACAGATATCAAAAAACTATTTGAAGCACTCACTCAGCACCAGGCCTATCTTTATCGTGCTTCATCAAAAACGGTAAATGAGTTATTGGCTTTATTCAATGATGATACGAGCAAGATGCTATCTAAGCTTCGGGATTTATTGGATGAGCTTAATGAGTCGGAGAAAGTTGCTTTAGCTGGTGGTAAATATACAACTTCAAATTTAAGGGAAATTAGGGATTTGATTGCCCAATGGTTTGCCAGTGTTAATTTAGCATTACCTGAAGCTTTTGCCGTTTCTGCTACGGCGCTGGCTGTTTATGAGGCCAATTACGTAGCTAAGCTCTATGGAGCAAAAATTAATAAGCCTGATGGGGAAAAACTATTCTTATCCGCTAAAAAAGTTCCGTTGGCAGGTGGCGCTCTTGTCGATGATCTGCTTTCAAGAATTGCTGAAAATGCCCGTCAAAAGGTTGAGTATGCAATTCGAGATGGTATTAATTCAGGCAAAACTAACCAAGAAATAGTTCAGCGTATTCGCGGTACCAAACGGCTTAATTATGAGGATGGGATCTTAAATGGTACCAAAACTGATATTGAGCGAACGGTAAGAACTGTGCGAAGTCATGTTGCTAATCAAACGTATTTAGATACTTTCAAACAGTTAGGTTTTGAGTATGTTCGTTTTATTAGTGTATTGGATGGAAGAACATCTAAGCTTTGTGCTCATTTAGACGGTACTGTCTGGAGGATTGATGATCCGGCAAAACGTGTACCGCCGTTGCATCCTAATTGTCGCAGCGAACTAGTACCAGTTAAAAAAGATGGTCAACTTATCGGTGAACGGCCATTTGTCATGGACGAACGTAGAGTTAAAGACATCCCCAAAGAAGAGCGAAGCCAGTTAATAGGACAGTTAGATGCAAACACCACATTCAAAGAGTTCTTTAAGAAAACAGATGATTTCTTTCAAAGGGAGTGGCTAGGGCCAAAGCGCTTTAAGCTCTATAAAGATGGGAAATTTGATTTTGATAAGTTCTTTGATCCAGAGGGGCGGTTATACACATTGGACCAACTTCGAAAGTTGGATGAGCAAACCTTTAAGGAGTTGGGCTTATGAGTGAGTCAAGACATTTAGTGCTAAAGCGTCACCCTACTTTGAAAGGTTATCTGGTTATTTGTGATGAAGAAACTGGACAACCTCTAGCTGGACAAAGAGCAGTACAGATGAATTCTGATGCCTTAAATGGACCCGCAACAATTACTGTAACTTTTGAAGCATATGGTGCTCATGGTGTTCGCTTAGTGAGTGATGCACCAAGGCCAAATCAAACAAAGGAAACGTAGCGAAAGGTACTACAAATGCCTGAAAAGCAAATCAATATGTCAGATGCTCAATATATTCTGAGCACAAAATGAATTCTGGTGCCATTTCTTCAAATTAAGGTTTCAAGCCATGGCAATTTATGGTTTTACTTTTGAAAGATTAAAAGCAATTGCACTCATCAAATAGAACTTAATTTTTAACCATAGCACCTTCGGGTGCTTTTTTTGCGAGAAGAAAATGCCAAGCCCTATTATCCAATATTTCCAATATGAACATTTACCTGAACATTTGCAGCAAGTTAGTAAGCCAATTGGTGATTTAGCTCGGCAAATGGATGAGCAACTTCCTGACGGGCCTGAAAAATCCACAGGATTAAGAAAGCTACTTGAAGCAAAAGATGCATTTGTACGCCAAGCTTTAAGTAAATAATCATTTATAGAAATGAAGCGTCCTAAAGGGCGCTTTTTTATTGCCTGCCGAAAGCGGATGCTAACGGCGAATCCGGGCGGATGCCCATTTTGTATATATAGGTTGGATGACCAATGAAACTTAAAACAGTAACAATCGACGGTAAAGTTTATGCGGAAGTAGACGGTGATAAGCCGATCTATATTCATGATGACGGCAAAGAAATGCCACATGATGCACCACACTCGGTAGCAACAATTGCACGCTTAAACAATGAAGCTAAAACACATCGTGAAGCCAAAGAAGCAGCCGAAAAAGCATTAAAAGCTTTTGAAGGAATTGAAGACCCAGCGGCAGCTAAAAAGGCATTACAAACAATCCAAAATCTCGATGATAAAAAGCTGGTGGATGCCGGTGAAGTTGAGAAAGTTAAAGCTGAAGCTATCAAAGCAGTTGAGGAAAAATATGCCCCGATTGTTGCGCAACGTGATGCTCTAGAAGCCTCTTTACATAAAGAACTTATCGGCGGTGGTTTTGCTCGTTCTAAGTACATTCAAGACAACATTGCAGTACCTGTGGACATGGTTCAGGCAACCTTTGGCCATCACTTCAAAATCGAAGAAGGCAAGGTGGTTGCATATGATCCGAACGGCGAAAAGATTTATTCACGTGTCCGCCCGGGTGAACTTGCAAATGTTGATGAAGCTTTAGAGTCCTTGGTTGGTGGATACCAGCATAAAGACTTAATTCTTAAAGGTGGTAAAGGAACTGGTGGCGGTTTCCAAGGCGGGGGCAAAGGTGGAGCACCTACTGGAATGAAACGCAGTGAAATGTCTGTTTCTCAGAAAGCAGACTACATCAAAGAACATGGCAATGATGCCTTCCTAAAACTGCCGAACTAATCATTAAAAATTTGGAGATAAGTAGTTATGACTACAACAGTTAATTCAGACATGATCATCTACAATCAATTGGCTCAAACTGCTTATTTAGAGCGTTTGCAAGATAATTTGAATGTATTTAACCAAGCCTCTAATGGTGCAATTGTTTATCGCAATGAGATCATTGAAGGTGATTTCAATAAAGAAGCATTCTACAAAGTGGGCGGTAGCATCAAACATCGTGATGTGAATTCAACCGCCAAAGTAGTTCCAGAGAAAATTGGTTCTGGTGAATCTGTAGGTGTAAAAGTGCCATATAAATATGGTCCTTATGCTTCTACTGAAGAGGCATTCAAACGCCGTGCACGTACACCTGAAGAGTTTGCCATGATTCTTGGTTATGATTTAGCAGATGCATTGGTTGCTGGTCGTTTACAGTACAGTTTAGCCTCCTTAAAAGCAGCTATTTCTAGCAACCCGGATATGGTTGCCAAAGGCAGTATTGCTGTAGATGGGCGTAAAGCATTAACACGTGGTATGCGTAAGTTTGGCGATAAGTTTGGACGTATTAGTTTATGGGTAATGAACTCAGATACTTATTTCGATATTGTCGATGATGCAATCACTAATCAAATTTATGGCGAATCTGAAATCGTTATCTATGGTGGTTTACCGGGTACCTTAGGTAAGCCGGTATTGGTTACAGATGCCGTAGGTGATGATGATGCATTTGGTTTGCAAATGGGTGCGGTTACTGTTACAGAATCACAAGTACCTGGCTTCCGAGCTTATGACATCAATGATGAAGAAAACTTAGGCAATTGGAATGCGTGCTGAAGGCGCATTTAACTTAGATATTCTTGGTTATAGCTGGGATACATCAAAAGGCGAAAACCCTGACCTTACTTTACTTGGTTCAAGTGCCAACTGGAAAAAACATGCTACTAGCAACAAAATGACAGCAGGCACATTGCTTGACTTGTCTGGCACAACAACTGGTTAACTCATAAACATCTCACTATAAGAGGGCTATTAAGCCCTCTTTTTACATTAAAGAGAAATGCATCATGAAGCTAATCTATACACGTATTGCGGCAGCAGCTGCATTAGAAGTAGGGACTATTGCCAACCCTGATTATTATGAATATCCGAATCGAAGTGCTGAAGAAGTAATTATTTACGGTGATTACCCGAAAATTCAAAATGATTATGAAGCTCTGGATATTCCAGTTGAAGTTCGCAAATTGGAAGAACCTGCAAAAACAACTTTGGCCACAGTAAATGTCGCGGTTGGAATTACTCCAGAGCTGCAAAAAGTCATTGATAAAACTAAAGCTGACTGTGAAAAGGTTATTGAAGAAAACGGGCAACTTAAACAGAAAATCGAAATCTTGGAACAAGCTAGTGGTGATAGTTCGGAGTTAATTTCTGAAAACTCACGTTTAAAAGATGCTGTACTCCAAGCTGACAATGCTGCTAAAGCGGCTGAAGGAAAGGTAGTAAGCATTCAAGCAGAGTTTGAGGCTTTTAAAAATGATGTTCCCGCTATGCAAGCGCGTATTGTTGAATTGGAAGCTGGAAAATCGGCAGAAAACCCAGCTACAGAAACGGCAGCTAATGATTTTGAAAATTGGTCAAATGATCAATTAAAAGAGTATTTGGCTAGTAAGAACATTGGCTACAAGCCGTCTGCAACAAAAGCAGAACTCCTTAAATTAATCCCGAAGGAATAATGCAATGAGCTTTATTACTGTAGATGACGCAAATTCAATTTTGGGCAGCGATTTTGCACCAGACAGTGATAAAGCTCGTCTGGTTAAACTGGCAAATGTCTGGATGAAAAACAGAATAGGTTTTGTACCAGATCCTATTGACCCACTTCTTAAGGATGCAGCTTGTGAAATTATCAAAGGAATTCTGGCCAAGGTAATTTATAACGGCAAAGATCAGCAGCTGAAGCGCAAGAAAGTTAAAGCTGATTCTGTAGAGTCAGAAAAAGAATACCAAGATGGATCTGAAGCAATTTCTAGCTTTGAACAGATAGCAATTGATTTTATTGATTCACTTGATTTGAAAGATCCTAATGCAAGTTTTAATAGCTTCGGCATTCCACTTTACAGGGCATAAATAATGGGCTTACGTGACGAAATTCAGGCAGATATTGCTGAAGCATTTAATGAAGATTTAGCAGATGCCGTTCATACCTTTACATGTGAGCGGATCTCAAAAACTAATTGGGATCCTAAAACTGAAACTTATGTTGAAGTTAAAGAAAACTATTCTGGCCGTGGCGTTCTGTTTGGTTCTTACAGTCAATATGAGATTGAGACGCTTGGAGTGCTGGCTACTGATAAAAAAGCAACTGTGCTGCAAAATGAAGTATCCATGACTCCAAAAATTGACGATGAATGGCTAACAGCTTTAGGCTCATTTCGAGTTATCCATATTCAACAAGATCCAGCCAGTACAATCTGGAAATGTCAGCTTCGAAAAGTGTAGGGGCTAAAATGGTTAATCCTGATTATGTTCCTGAATGGTATATCTCGCCTTTTCAACATGTGCAGTACACGCTTGCTCGAAATCAACTACACATGGATTTGTTATTTGAAGATATGGATAAAGCCGATCAATTTTTGGATATGGGAGCGGATGCACAGGTTAGTACTTTTTCTGATGGTGCATATGCAATCGTCCAAATTGGTGATACGGCGGATAAAGACAAAATTCAAGTATATGGATTGCTTTTACATGAAGCGGTTCACGTTTGGCAAATAGTAAAGAAGCGAATGGGTGAAAGTGAACCAAGTGTTGAGTTTGAAGCATATTCAATTCAAGCGATCGCTCAAGACCTATTTGAAATGTACGAAGCAAGCGAGGTGAGCAATGGGATGGAAGGGGAAAAAGCCGACTAGCTTTAGTGTTGATGTGGTGAAAAATGCTGAAGAACAAGTAAAGAAAATCACGATGGATACCGTGCAATCACTTGTAGTTTCGAGTCCAGTTGATACAGGTGCTTACAGAGCTTCTCATATCGTATCTATTGGAACTGCTGATTATGGTGTTCGTGAACCATCAACTAATCCAGTTCAAGATGCAGCAGTTCAAGCAGTCAAGTTTAAGCTTGGAAATCTGATCTTTATTCAAAACAACAAAGCCTATGGTCCGCGATTAGAAAACGGTTGGTCTGATCAAGCACCTCTTGGTATTTACAGCACTACTTTCACTTACATTACTCAAAAATATGGTGGCTAAGATGCCAATGACATTAGAGCAAGCTAGACAAGCAATAGTCGACCGTATGATGGCCTTTACAGGAATTTCTCAAGAAAGAATCCATTATCCAAATGCACTAGGCTTCTTAGCACCAGCAAAGGGCTTATGGTGCCGCTTAACCATTAAATGGGGTCCAAGTTTCATTGCTGGGTTAGCCGATACACCCTGTACTCGACGTACTGGGAATATCTTGATTCAATGCTTTGCAAGACCAGACACGGGAGACCAGGCAATAACCATTCTAAGTGTTGCATTACTTTCACATTTTGAATATTTCAGGATTGGGCATTTAGAATGCTTTCAAGGTCAAACGATAGATGCGGGTAAAGATGCTGACTTTCTGCAGTACAATGTGACGATTGGATTTACGGTGAATTGATATGTCTTACATGCTGACGCTAGAAGAAATTGAAATTAAAAAACAAGAGCTTGAACGACACTTGGCAGATGTAATGGCTAAGGAGCTAAGTAAATGGCAGTTGTCTAATAAATTATGTATTTCTGATGTAAAAATTCGCCTCGCTAATGTTAATAGCATAAATGGACCAAATTTAAATATTGTTACTGGAGTAAGTGTTGATTTGGATGATTGATATTAAGTTTTAAAGAAGTTACCGCCTGAGGGCGGTTTTTTTACGTCCCTAATTTTATAGCCACCTTCGGGTGGCTTTTTTTATGCCTAACGTCGGAGTATATAGATATGTCGAGTGGTGCACGTCAGATAACACAAATCGCGAAGGAAACCACTGTTGGTACCACACCTTCACCCTTCGCACGTACGACCTTTGAATTTACTGAAAATGGCCTTGATGCGACAGTAACAAAGGAAGACTCTAACTCAATCACAAGTGGCCGTATTGCACGTTCATCAATGATTACCGGTGCAGAGTATGCCGGTGAATTAAAATGTGAAGCGAAGTACAGTTCATTAGTTCAAGACTTAATGGCTGCAGCTGCTTTTAATAACTGGTCGTCAAATGTATTAACTTTTGGTGGCACACTTCGTCAAACATTTTCTGTTTTACGTGGCTTTGAAGATGTTAATGACTACCATGTTTTCCGTGGATGTCATGTAAACACTTTTGGAATTGATATTCCTGAAGCTGGCTTAATTACAATGACTTTCGGCCTTATGGCTCTTGGTCGTACAAACTTTTCTTCAGCACCGGCTGGAACAATTACAGCGGCAGATAACAATCCTAAAATGTCGAATGTCTCTGTAGGTGACATTTTAATTGACGGCGTTTCTCAAGCTGGGATTTCATGCTTGACCGCTTTTACATTTAATTGGGATAACACTATGCAGCTACAACGCTGTTTAGGTGGTGGTATTGATGCACGTGCAATCCTAGAAATGCTTGCAACAGGTACAGGTTCATTTACCGCAGCTTGGTCACGCAATACATCCGATATGTATGAAAAGCAATTCACTAACAAAACGATTTCATTAAAAGTTCCAATCACTGATACAGATGGGAATAAATATGAAATTTTTATTCCTAAAGCTGAAATTACTGCCCCATTACCTAGTGGTGGTAATTCAGATCTTTTAAATGCTTCATTCGAATATAAAGTCGTAGAAGTAGCCCCAACCATCACTCGTACACCAGCAGCAGTTCCTGCGCCTTAATCAATCTGATAACAGCCTTAGGGCTGCTTTTTTTGGAGTTTAAAATGGCTTTAAAAGTAAGCATTCAGACTAGTAAAACAGTTAGTAAATGGCGTAAGTATATTGATGGTGAAGGGAATGTATTAGCTGAATTTAAAGTACGTGGTATCTCATATAAACCATATCAAGTGGCCCTTGAGCGTGCAAATAATCAGATTGCATCAAAAGGTTATGATGTAACTAAAGCTAGTAAAGACGACAAGCTATATCATGAATTGCTTCTTGAAGCTGCGGCCTGCCATTTAATTGAGGACTGGAAAGGCGTAGTTTTTGAAGAAGTAACCGAAAATCAAGAACTGATTGTGTCTGAACCAGAATATTCGCAGGAAAATGCAATTAAGTTGTTGAATCTAGGCGATCTTGGTGTGGCAATTTGGTTGTTTGTGAGACAAGAGGCGGAAAATATCCAAAAAGAAGCTGATGCATATAAGGATGAAGTAGTGGGAAAGTCATTAACCTCTACAACTGGACCAAGTTCAACTCAGAAGAAGAAGCGAGCGACTACAACAAGAAACAAACAGCAATTGCAAAAGCCTTAAATTTAAAAATAGCTGAAACCATCCAAAAGCCTGAATACTCATTTACAGCCAATGCCATTCTTTCAGCATATAACGTAATTTCCCGTTCAAGGCGTTATGAGCAAGGCATTCCCTTGGCTTTGGATATTGCAGCTATATCTGCCTATTGTGATCATTATGAGATCCCAGTCGAAAGAGATATTTTTAACGACTGTATCTTTGCAATGGATAATATTTTTCTGGATGATTCTCACAAAAAAATGAAGCGTCCAACAAAAAAATAACCCTAGAGGTATTTACTAAAAACAACTCTAGGGTTATAATTGACTCATCAAGTTAACAAGGGGACGGTGTGAAAAGTCTGGATTTAATCAAAATGATTGAAGCAGACGGTTGGTATGAGGTTAGGGTTTCAGGAAGTCATCATCACTTCAAACACCCAACCAAAAAGGGGTTAG